GTTTCCCTAACTTGATTTCGTTTCGTCGGTCTGTTCAGTGGGCGAATTCCCACTGAACATATATTATACCACAGTCTGTCGTGAAAGTCAATGTTTCCTAACGGATATGTAAGAACAAGCATTTACCCACATCGCATTCACCGAGCAACCCTTCGATAAACAGGATGCCCAACAGGGTGACTAGCGCGTAAGCGATGGTGACCCACACCACCATCTTGGCGAACTCTTTCCATGTATTCATTGCGTTACTCCTAGTTGGTTAGATGGTGGGGTTACAGGGTTGGGATGAACTTGGGGTTGAGTTGCTTGAGCAACGAAGGGTCGCGTACCGCGATGTAGTTGGACTTGTTCATCGGCACGACTGTGAAGTTAACGGCACGTGCTAGGTCCTCGCCGCATGGTAGGCAGGTCGGATACCCAATCGCTTTACGCTTGGGCGAGAAGTTGTCGCCGCATACACGGCAGACGGGACGGATTTTGAACTCGTTGTTTTTTACTGCGTTTTTCATAGCTACTCCAAGGTGATTGCTTGTTAGGGAGTCCCTAACACGGTGTATCAGTGAGCGAATTCCCACTGAATATATATTATACCATACTATGGTACGAAAGTCAATGTTTCCTGATTGATGGTGTGGTTTGGTGTATGACGTATACACCTCCCGTGATTTGGGGTGGTAGCGGTGTTTGGTTTGGTGATAGCCACGTGGTATCGGAGTAGACTGTACCAAACTGTTCGGTTGGGGGGGTCTGCAAGTGGTTGAAAATAAACGACTGTTCGTCGCGAGTGAAAGTTCGGAAAATTGGAGTGCTCTCTTTTTTTGGGGGGTTGGGTAAGTGGAAACGAACATTGCCGGGGGGCAGGGGGCAGCGGCGTCCCAAGGGAAAAGTATGGTCACCTCAAAACGAACTTTTAGAACAATATACTTTAACTTATTTTCTTATACTTTTACATAAGCATTATATGTAATAAACTGTCACCGGACATACCACCCCAAATCACAAAACATATTGTTCCTGATGTGTTCGGTTTTGCCATTTTAAAAACGAACAGTTGCCGCGATGGGCGACCCGCTGCTCTTGTAACTGGCTTCGCTCTGTTAGGGCATTCCCTAACAAAAAATGAAACAGCGAGCGACTAACAGCTTGGGTGTCAGAAACTAAACAAGCCATAACACATAGCTGTCACTAAACCACACATGGGCGGCACGCTGCTCTTGTAACTGGCTTCATTCTTGTTAGGGAATCCCTAACATGCCATGCACAAAAGTGCAGACGAAAAAAAACCCCAGACCGTAGGGTCCGGGGGCGAAAACGCGGGCGAAAAAAAACCCGCCGAAGCGGGTTTGGGTTAGGCTGGTAAGCCGGTATCGTCATCGATGGAGTCCGAATATTCGGACCAGAACGGGACTTGGTTCGCGACTAACGTATTAACCAAGTCTTTCATATGTTGACGACTATCGCGATTGCCGATTTCAAAATGCCGAACAATTGTTTGACTAAAAAACTTATACGAAATGAAAACGTATTTCATAGTAACTCCAAGGGTAAAAAACCCGGGGCACGTGCCCCGGGAATGTTAGGGAATCCCTAACAGGTTAGATCGCACTCTTCGCAGTCTTGAGACTTGCGACTACCTTCGCAGGATCAGTGATCCCGTTCTCGGTCTTTTGGACCTGCTCGATTAGGTCGTCGATCTTCTTGCGAAGTCGATCTCCGACTGTAGTGGTCTGACGTGGTGTCGAATCCTCAGCAGCCTCACGTTTTGCCATCGCATTACGAAGGTCACCGATCTTGCTGCCGACTTGCTGTTGCCAATACCTTTTGGTCATCTTCTGACCGTCATTCAGGTTCTTGGTATCGGTAGCGAACAACTCTTGAACGGTCTTGGTAAACCCTAGGATGATATGAGGTTTCAACCAACCATCATAGAAGGAACGGTCAGCACCCTTAGATGGTGCGTTAAGCATGTCAGACACAACGCCATCGGCACGCAGGTTATCGACAGCAGAAACCTTAGCCCGATCAGTCCCAACGGATGACGAAACGAAACGGGTAACAGACTCGGCAGATTTGACGGAAGGTACGAATGCCATGATGGATCTCCAAAGTAGGCATGTTAGATGTTAGGGAATCCCTAACACAGCAAGACAAGATCGCCTTGCATGTGATTAGTTATACGGAAGATCGCCCACAATGGCGACCCATTTCGCCGATATATTTTCGGGCTGCGCTCGGCTGGCTGGCTAGGGGCTGGCTGGCTGGGCCGAATCGGCTGGGTAGCGGACCCACGGGTGGGGTATCCCCCCTTATGGCATTGGGTCCCCCGGCTACCATAGACTTACTATTTCAGACGAACGATGCCCTATTTCCTGAAATGCAAACCGCCCCCCTCCTTAGAAAAGGCCCCCCTACTAAAAATATACCCCTTGCAAAAATTTTTTTGTTATGTTATATCTGCGATACCGGCTGCTATAGCTTGCGATGTTTATGCTTATTACTCCTGAAATGGGCGTAGAAATTACGCCTGAAATAAACTTCTCCAATCTGCAAGACCTTGCAGAATATGGTGCGAACACGGCTGAACTACTCCACAAGAATGGGTTGGAGCTAGATTCCAAGCCAGAGCACGACGAGATAGCTGCTCAGATTGCTACTGCTTACGCAGCAGATCCCGTGGGTACTGCCAAGCAGATCACCCCAGTACGTGCTGCATCCCTACCACCTGCTGTCTTAATACAGACACGCGACATACTGGACACTTTCGGTCGTGCAGTCGTCAAGCAAGCCATTGAAGTACGTCATCTTGTTACCAACAAGCTCATCCTTGAGTCGGAAAACCCCGATCCAAAGGTGCGTATCCGCGCTTTGGAGCTACTTGGCAAGATTTCGGATGTGGGCCTGTTCACTGAACGTACGGAAATAACTGTAACCCACCAATCTACGGACGATCTGCGTATTAAGTTGCGCGAGAAGTTCAATCGACTCAAGGAAGTTGAGGATGCCAAGGTGATTTCGCCCTTGGAACTAGAATTGGATGCGGAATTGGGCCTAAATGATTGATTTAGACTTCTCAGACGAGGAAGTTGACGAGCTTTTGACTCGTCTAGACGAGTTTTCCGAGGAAGAACAGACCGAAATCCTGCAAATTGCAGACACTCTGAGCACTCGCAAGCATGTGCAGTCGTGCTATGACGACTTGATTGAGTTCTGTAAGCACATGCAGCCCGACTATAAGGTCGGAAAACACCACAGAATCCTTGCTAACCTGCTGATGCAGCTAGCAGACGGGTCGAAAGACCGTGTTTGCGTCAATATTCCCCCTCGCCACGGCAAAAGTCAGCTAGTTTCCATATACTTCCCGGCTTGGTTCATCGGCAGACAGCCTAATAAGAAGGTGCTGATGGTGTCCCACACCACGGATCTTGCCGTGGACTTTGGTCGGAAGGTGCGAAACATCATTGATACGGAAGCCTACCGGCAAATATTTCCTACGGTTAACCTTGCTGCGGATAGCAAGTCAGCAGGTAGATGGAATACTAACGTAGGCGGCGAGTATTTTGCTTGTGGTGTAGGTTCAGCTTTGGCGGGTCGTGGAGCAGACTTACTACTAGTAGATGATCCGCATAATGAGCAGGACATCATCAACGGCAACCTTGAAATCTTCGACAGAGCCTACGAGTGGTTCACTTTTGGTGCTAGAACCCGTCTGATGCCGGGGGGCCGTGTAGCTATTATACAAACTAGATGGCATTTAGACGATTTAACGGGTCGTGTCGTACGGGATATGACGCAAAACAGTGGGGCTGACCAGTACGAGGTGGTCGAATTCCCGGCTATTTTGGAGGTTAAGAACAAGAAAACGGGTGAAATCAGCGAAAAAGCCCTATGGCCTGAGTTTTTTGACATGCCCGCGCTGCTGCGAACGAAGGCTTCTATGCCCGTTTTCCAGTGGAATGCACAGTTTCAGCAGAATCCCACTGCCGAGGAAGCGGCGGTTGTCAAGCGGGAATGGTGGAATATGTGGGAGAAAGAGGACCCGCCAAGCTGCTCTTACCTGATTATGTCGCTAGATAGTGCGGCAGAAACTAATAACCGTGCTGACTTTACGGCGCTGACCACATGGGGCGTGTTCCTCAACAAAGAAACCGATGCCCATAACATCATCTTGCTGAATGCTATTAAGAAGCGCGTGGAGTTTCCCGAGCTAAAAGAGTTGTGCTACCGGGAGTGGAAAGAATGGGAGCCGGATGCGTTTATCGTCGAGAAAAAATCTAGTGGTACGCAGTTGTATCAGGAGATTAGACGCACGGGTTTGCCAATACAAGAGTTTACCCCTCACCGTGGTACCGGTGATAAGATGGCGCGACTTAACTCTGTAGCTGACATTATACGGTCAGGTTTGGTATGGGTGCCCCAGACTCGTTGGGCAGAGGAAGTGGTTGAAGAGGTTGCAGGTTTTCCATTTGTCAGTAATGACGACTTGGTTGACTCCACCGTAATGGCACTGATGCGATTTAGGCAAGGCGGCTTTATACGTCTGCCATCCGATGAGCAAGAAGAAACTCGTTACTTTAAGTCCCGCCGTGGCGGCTATTATTAAAGGTAGGCTATGCCAGTAAATTCGATTGACAAAGGGCCATATGCAGCGCCTCAAGGTATTGAGGCTGAATTAGACGACATGGGAGGTATTTCTGATGAAGATCTCGACATCATGTTGGAGATTGATATTGTCGACCCTGATATGGTTACTCTTGATGACGGCAGCGTTGAAATTATCTTGACTGCCGAAGATGATGCCGAGGAAGGTGACTTTGACGCGAATCTGGCAGAAACCCTAGATGAAGGCGTGCAACAAACCCTAGCATCCGATCTTATCGAGCTAATTGATGCGGATATTAACAACCGCAAAGACTGGGCAGATACGTTCGTTAAAGGACTGGAAGTCCTTGGGTTTAGATACGAAGAGCGCACAGAGCCTTGGGAAGATGCATGCGGTGCGTTTTCTTCTGTGCTTGCAGAAGCTGCGATTAGGTTCCAAGCCGAGGCTATGTCAGAGACTTTCCCATCAATGGGGCCGGTCAAAACCAAGGTCATGGGTCAGGTTACACGTGAAAAGGAAGAAGCAGCCGGACGTGTAAAAGAGGACATGAACTATCAGTTAACCGAGCGCATGGTTGAGTATCGCCCAGAACATGAGCGGATGCTGTATGCCTTGGGTCTTGCTGGTTCGGCATTTAAGAAAGTCTACATTGATCCCGCGTTGGGTCGGCAAGTGGCTATCTTTATCCCAGCAGAAGATATGTTAGTGCCATACGGTGCTTCTAATCTTGAATCGGCAGAGCGGATTACGCATGTGATGCGTAAGACCGAGAACGAGATCAAGCGGCTGCAAGCTAGCGGGTTTTACTGTGATGTGGACTTGGGCGAGCCTCAGTCATTCCCGTCTGATATTGAGAAGAAGAAAGCCGAGGAAGGCGGCTACTCCCTGACCGATGACGACCGTTACACAATCTACGAGGTCCATGCCGACTTGGTGATTGAAGGTATAGACGAGGACGACATTGAGGACGGTAGTGATGTTGGGGACGACAAGGGTAAGGACAATAAAGAGGATGAGCAGCTTGCCAAGCCTTACGTAGTAACAATAGAGCGTGCTACTGAGAAGGTGTTATCTATTAGGCGTAACTGGGAACCGAATGATCCCCTGCATAAAAAACGTCAGCACTTTGTCCATTATGTCTATGTTCCCGGTTTTGGATTTTATGGACTGGGCCTGATCCACATTATCGGTGGATATTCCCGAGCGGGAACGTCACTACTTCGTCAGCTTGTGGATGCGGGTACGCTGTCTAACCTGCCGGGAGGCTTGAAGGCCCGTGGTATGCGGGTCAAGGGTGATGATACGCCGATTGGTCCGGGCGAGTTCCGTGACGTGGATATCCCGAGCGGGGCAATTAAGGACAACATCATGATGTTGCCTTACAAGGAGCCTAGTCAGGTCCTGCTTGCGCTGATGACGCAGATCAACGAGGACGGTCGCAGACTTGGTGCGATATCGGATATGAATATATCAGATATGAGCGCACAGGCCCCGGTCGGAACAACTCTGGCCTTGCTGGAGCGCACACTCAAGCCAATGGCTGCTGTGCAAGCGCGGGTCCATTACGCGATGAAACAGGAGTTTAAGCTCCTGAAAGAACTCATCCGAGACTATACGTCCGAGACGTATAGCTACGACCCGCAAGACACGACTGATCGCAAGATCAAGCAGTCTGACTATGACATGGTAGAAGTAATACCCGTGTCGGACCCGAACAGCAGCACTATGGCGCAGCGGGTAGTTCAGTATCAGGCAGTGCTCCAGATGGCACAGCAAGCCCCGCAGATTTACAACCTGCCACAACTGCATCGTCAGATGATCGAGGTGCTAGGGGTTAAGAACGCTGACAAGCTGGTCCCCATCGAGGATGACCAGAAACCCACAGATCCTGTGTCTGAGAATATGCATGTACTGATTGGCAAGCCGGTCAAAGCGTTTATTTATCAGGATCACGACGCGCATATCGCTGCACATACTAGCTTTATGCAAGACCCGATGATCGCTCAGACTATAGGGCAGAACCCGCAAGCACAGCAGCTTATGGCCGCGTTGCAAGCACACATCGCTGAACATTTGGGCTTTTCTTATCGCAAGCAGATCGAGGAACGCCTCGGTGCTCCGTTGCCTGTGCCGGGAGAAGAGTTGCCCGAAGAGATCGAGATTCAGTTGGCTCGGCTTGTGGCCGAGGCCGGGAAACAGCTTGCTCAGGAACACCAGCAGCAAGCAGCGCAGCAGCAAGCACAACAGCAAGCACAAGACCCGATGTTCCAGCTTCAACAGGGCGAACTCAAGGTCAAGCAAGCTGAAGTGGCAAGAAAACAAGCCAAGGATCAGGCTGATATCCAGTTCAATGAGCAGAAACTTGGTTTGGATCGGGAACGACTGCAAGTCGAGTCCCAGCGTAATGCTAACCAAACATCTTCTCAGGACAGACAAGCCCAACAGAAGATGCGAGTGGATGTTATGAAACACGTAACACAGAAGCCTCCCAATTCGGGAGGATAACCACAGGGGGTAATAAATTGTGGCTAAAACCGTCTTTGACGTGCTGATCGAAAAGATAGAAGCGCATAAAACCGCTGCTATGGAATCACTTGTATCCGGTGGAGCTAAAGACTTTGCCGAATATAAAGCGGCGTGCGGGATTATTCGGGGTCTGTCCCTTGCACGTATGGAAATCCAAGACCTTTCGCGTACTTTTATGGATGATCAAGATGAGTGATAACTACACTGTTACTGATGAAGAATTGGAAACTCAACTACCGATTCCCGTTGGTTACAAGCTGCTAATTGCCCTGCCTACTGTTGAGGATACGTATGAATCGGGTCTAGTTAAAGCCGAGAATACGAAACATGCCGAGCAAGTCTTGTCAATGATTGGACTCGTATTGGACATGGGGCCACAAGCCTATTCCGACCCTGATCGGTACCCAACCGGTCCTTGGTGTGAAGTCGGAGACTACGTATTGTTTCGCGCTAACACCGGTACTCGGTTCCGTTTCAATAATTCGGAATACCGTCTCATGAACGACGACTCAATTGAGGCTGTTGTTTCCGATCCACAAGGCATTACAAGGGCTTAAACTATGGAAAGGGATGAATACAAGTTTCCCGATGAGGTTGAATCGGAGGGTGTAACAGTTACTGCATCAGATGATGTTGATGTGGAAATTGAAATCGTTGACGATACGCCTGAGAAAGACCGGAATCGGAAGGCATCTGATCCGCCGGAAGATGTAACTGATGAAGAATTGCAGGACTATTCCGAGAAAGTTCGCAAGCGTATTCAGCACTTTAACAAGGGTTATCACGACGAAAGACGTGCTAAAGAGGCCGCTTTACGTGAAAAGGAAGAGCTTGAACGTCTTGCCCGCAAGTTAGTTGGTGAGAACAACGAGCTAAAGGGTACGGTTAACAAGAATCAGGAAGTATTGCTTGAACAGGCTAAACGGGTTGCCGCGCAGGAACTTGACGAGGCCAAGCGCAAATACAAGAGCGCGTATGAAATGGGTGATTCCGATGCGATGGTTGACGCGCAAGAGGAATTGGTTACGGCCAAGGCTAAAGTTGATCGTGTTAGCAATTTTAGATTACCCCCTTTACAAGAGACCGAAACTCCTGTAGAAAGTCAATCTAACGCCCCAGTACCGGCTGATCCGAAAGCGCACGAGTGGCAACAAGCTAATGCGTGGTTTGGCTCAGACGATGAAATGACGAGCTTCGCATTGGGGTTGCATCAGAAGCTGGTCAAACAGGGGATTGATCCCCGTAGCGACGACTACTACGAGAGAATTAACTCTCGTATGCGCGAAGTCTTCCCA